ATGTTCTCTGTACAATTGCAAGTATCGTTTTATATCATCATTATGCAACAACTTAACTCCACCTGTTTTTATTCCATATTTCATAGCCCTTCCTAACTCTGCATCAGCTTTAATCAGTTCGATTTCTTCTTTTAAAAATATTAATTCGCATATATCGTATATAGCATATTCGCTAAAGTTTGTTTGATATTGTTTGTTTGATTTCTCCAACTCTTCAACCCTCTTATTAGATTCTATTAGTTGTTCCAATTGTTCAGACGCTTCTATAGCCAAAGAAACGTAGAATGGATTGTAATTCAATTGCTCTTTTACATTTGAAATTAGCTCCTTGATTCTATTACCTAACATTCCTACTCCTCCTCTATCTCTACTAGTTCCTTGCTTAACAGTGCTTCTACTGAGCTTAATGCTTTCTCTGATATGTTATCTATAGCCATCCTTTTAATCTTCTCAGCGCTTTCTAATTTAGTTTCGAGTATATAGTTTTCTCTGAGTAACCTTTTGATCTGGGTATCTTTTGTTTTGTTTTCTATCCTTAATCGTTTAAGTTCATCCATGATTACTCCTTAATCCACAAATTATTCACCTTATCTATATTTCCATAAGGCTTATTAACGTGAACGCTAACAACTCCATTCATTCCTACGATAAAAATGTGCGGTGTCAATTCGTTTTTGTATCTAATCAAAGTATCATCGCCGCTATTCTCTAAACAATCGTTATAAGCAGTTGTGTAGTCTACTGGTTCTATTACTTCATACCATTCAAAATCTAATCCCCAAAATGGTTTTATCGGAACATCGTCCATATCAACTCTTTCTATTTCGGCAGAATATCTTTCCCCATTCCAATTATTAGCGCTTGCTAAATAGTAATCACCACAAGGTATATCACTTCTAAACTTCTTTTCCGTATGTTCCGTTAATTCCTTAATCATTTCCCACGCTTTCATAACTTCCTCCTATTTCGTCACTATATTAAGTATCTGTACACCTTCGCCATACTTCTTAATAGCCATCTGTTTTATCTCCTGAAATTCCTTTGGATCTCCTATGTACTTGTTACCCGGTATATCAAAACTCTTTTTACCATCTGTTGTTATAACCGTTACTATAAATATTGTTTTCCTTGGTGCAGAGCTAGAAGATACCTTGCATTTCTTAGTATCCTCTAGATATTTCTTACGTTTCTTCTTTGCCCTTCTCTGAAATTTATAGTTTCCGTATTCTTCATAGGCTTCAGCCAATTAGGTTCATCCCTTTCTATGATTTTCTGTTGAACACCTTTTTGATTCTAGACAACATACTCACATTCTTTGGTTTCGATTTAGTTTGAATCTTGATATTTTTTCTCATGTTTCTTAAGTTACGTCTTTCTTCTTCTCTTTTACTAGCCGCTCTACCTGGAGAAAATCTAGTTCTTGCAATTCTACTTCTTGATTGTGCTTTAGTATATGTCATAATGACCTCCTTGGTCTCTAGTTTATTCGATTAACATCCTGAGTTTGTCTTATTCATTTCATAGCAGAAACCAAATCCTTTGTACAAACTTTTGATAAATACGATTTTCATGTTATGCCCTTCCATGTAGCTTTGACTTTCTCTTATGAACCATAAGTAATTTCTGATATGTCTTTTTACCGGCTTGACATATTCTCTCCATTCACTACCGCTTTCGCAGTCATAACACTTTTGTGGGTTCTTAGTGTTCTTGCAGTCTTTGCAGAATATCTTTGAATGAGCGTTTACCTTCTGTGCTTCTGTTGCTGATTTAATCATTAGTCACCTCTTTTTATAGTTTCGTATATGTCGTCAAGTTCTTCTCTGTTCAAGCCTTCTAGATTGTTCCATCTAAATTCGTCTACAAATCCGCCTACATAATACAGAACTTTGTACTTATCCATAATTAACGAAGCTTCTTCGTAGCAGACATCAGAACCTACAATCATTCTAATCATATCTTTTTGTCTAGTTTCACCTTACACCTCTTCCTTTAGTCTTGCCATCTTCTCGTCATACTCTTTGTCAAACTCTGCTTTCTTAGCTTGTAGTGATTCTATTTCTAGTTGTGCTTTAGATTTAGTTTCAGGTAACGTCCATTCGAACGGCGAATTTCTTTTCAAATTACATTTACCTTCCGTTGCTTTTATTTCGCAATCCCAACAGTTACGCACTTTACAATATTCCTTTATAGTATTCATTGCCGTTCTTAAATCGTCTTTAGTCATACCTACCTCCTCAAATTTTGTTGACGAAGAAAACTTTTCCCATTTTTTCAAGAGTGTATTCCCTTTTTTTGATGCGAAAACACTAAATTCACTACCGTCGTCACACTTGATTCCGTACCTAGTCATATCGTACACTTTACCGATTGTCCAATAGTTCAAATTACTTCCTGTTGCATGTGTACATCTTACTTTCATGTTACCCTCCTTATATTGTCTCTAAGTATAGATCTATTCCTATAAATTTTATGAACGTTAAACCTGATTTTAATAGATTTATCCGCTCTTTGTGTTCCTCTGTCTTGTATAACCATTGTTCTAAGCGTGTTATTTCCCTTCTAAGAGCGCTTAACGTTGGTTCTGTACCAAATTCATCACGCCATAGGTTAACTACTCTCAGGGCGTTATAATCGCCTTTGTTTCTTCTGTCAATTGCTAGGTTTAAATAAGCAGTGTTATTAAATGTGTCATTACTTTTTTTCATATTCTGATTTACTCTTGAAATTTTGAGAGGTCCATCCGCAAACTGGACATTTTGAAGTCGGCAACTCAACCCTTGTAGAAGTAGACATAAACAACATATTGCCAAAAGGCTTATTGTTATCTTCTTCAACTCTCCAATCTTCATGTTCCCATTCTGTATTGCATAACTTACATGTGAATACCAACGGTGGCTTCTTTCCGTTCTTTATAATTTTTCTTGTATCTGACATATTTCCTCCTAGTCCCCTATATTGTTAGTTAACTTTAATAACCTTTGTTTGTTCTCTAGTTGCTCTTTTTTAAGACTGTTTGTTAATAGTCTATCTTCTGTTTCTCGCTTTAAATAACTTTCAGCCATCTTCAAGATCTGAGTTCTTAAAAAGTCAGGAGAAGTTGATAACCCTATCGCAGTCATACCGCCCATGCCTTTAATTGTTTTCTGAGTAGCTTCTGCTAAATCTTTTGTAGGTGTTCTGTGTCTTATAGCTTTCATTATTTCGTCATAAACATCACCAGGCTCTAATTTGTTAGGATTTTTAATATCCGATAGAAACTTATTGATGTTAGATATTTTAGGATTAGAGTATTCAAACGCTACTATGCAAACTTTAATTGCAGACTCGAATAGTCTATCATCTTCCTCTTTGAAAACGTCGTACCATATTCCAACTGTTGTTTTATCTTCATGCGCTTTGAAGTCCTTAAAAGATTTTGATAATAAGAACATGCCTTTAATTAGAGTTTCTTTAGTCATTTTAACCCTCCCTTAAAAATTCTCCTAGTATACCGTTATCCATACTTTCTTTAAAATCATCTGTTGTGTTCTGTTTGTTATTGGAATTGTTCTTTAATTCAAATATACCTTTCCAACTATTCATTACTGATTGGTTAAGTATTTCTATTTTGTCTTGATCGTTATTAGCCATCTTATCTAGTTTTGATAGTGTTAGCTTTAATGCGTTAGTAGTTAACTTAGCCTTAATTGCTTTCCTCATATCAACAAAGTTTTCTATAGCTTCTATGAGACTAGGTTTATCTGTATAAGCAAATATCATGTCTGAGAAAACTTGTTTTTGAGTAGGTTTCTTCTCTTCTTTTACTATACTATCCTTACCTAACCTAACCTTACCTAACCTAACCTGTGTATCCATTTGGTTGTCATTTGGTATACCAAGAACCTTAGCCATTGGTATCACTGCGTTTAGCGTGTATGACTTATTTTCGGTTTCTTCTAACAGTAGTTTCTCTTCGTGATATAAAGTTTCCTTGTATCTGTCACTTCTAATGTAGTTGTGAATCTTCCAATGTTTGATAACTATAACACCCGATTCAAAGCCTAGTAAGAATTTTTTACCCATCAATACTTTTAACTCATCTTCTGAAGCACCAACCATTCTCATAATCTTTTTAGGATTATTCAAGAAACCGTCGTCGTCTGCTCGCATACTTAAATGAAAATATAAAGCTTGAGTTGATAAAGGCATATCCAAGAAAGCGTCACTATCAATTATTGTCTTTGCGAACATTCTACGTTCTGCCATCATTCACCTCTTAATCTTTTTAGTTCAGTTTCGCTAACTTTCTGAAAATCTCCTACAGATATAAACTTGATCTTGTTTTCTTTTTCCCATCTGTAAAGCGTTTGTCTAGTAACTCCTAGCAACTCTGCAGCTTTACTGATATTGTATAATTTATCCACTTAATCACCTCCTAACACTATGTTACACCTATACACGTTATATGTCAAGCGTTTTTGCAATAAAAAAGGGATTCAAACTGAACCCCTTAAAACTATTTGGATGGTCACACCGCGCAAGCTTCAGCAACCCCGTTAATCACCTTCAGATCATCGTCTAGCATTGCTCCTACTCTTGGTGTACCTTTTATTTGACTTATGTTATATCGTTGACCAGTATCGGTAAAAACGTGTGGAAAATTGATGTGTTCTATCTTCATTTAGACACCTTCTTCCATTCAAATTCACTCAAATTTGTAGACCTAGAAGCAGTGTTTATTATCATAACTTCACCTTCTAAATTTTCCATATCACAATGGTTCTCTCTTGTATCATTTCTTGTATAAATAGCGCCATTCTCTTTACAATCCTTGTAAGCCGTTAAAAAATCCACCGATTCTATTACTTCTTCGAAATTAGTCATGCCACCTATTAAATATTGAGGTTGTACCGTATCAAAAATACTCTTTCCTTCATTAACAATTATTAAATCACCCATATCAACAATTGTTTTATATATGTTTACGTAAGTTCCAAAGTCTACATGTACATCATATCTTTTTCCTTGTTCCCATTTAATTCCCGTTATATTCATTTAGTCCTCCTTATATAGATTCTCACAACTTACACATAGTCTGTGAGTCCCTGAGTTACCTTTATACCCCGAGCACTTACCGTTAATCTCAGTAGGCTTGTCGAAACTGTATAGCTTGCGTGATGCGTGGCAGCTGTTAACTTTCTTCTTTAGGTTCTTATTCATGATTAGTCCTTTCTATTGATTGATCGTTCAGAATCAAACCCTTTACCAGGATATCGTTTCTGCAACTTATTAATGTTAATTGTCATTATTTCACTTATTGTATATCCTAATGCGTTAGCAGCTAAAGCAAGATACCAATATATATCTCCTAATTCGTTAATTAAGTAGTTTTCATCTAAATTATGTCCTTGGAATGTGTGTTTCTTGATGTGATCCGCAAATTCTCCTGATTCGCCACATAAACCCAATGCTGCATTTAGTAGTTTTTCATCCTTAGTAAGGTTTCCGGCGGTCCTCATTGCTTTTCTCATGTACTCAGTATTATTCACTTAACCCCTCCTATCAATTATCGGATCGTACATTACACACGGATATACTTTTTTACCGTTTTTATCTTCACAGTGCGAACAATCAACGCATTTTCTATTTTTAAGCACTAACATCATTTCTTTTTCTTCTTTAGATAGTTTCACTAGTGTACCTCCTCGTTTGGACATCCATATTTAACGCAGATACCATCCATCAAATTGCAACGGAAACAGCGGTCACAGATTTTACGATCGTTCTGATGATGCTTTCCTATCTTAGCTAGACGCTGAAGCTCGTTATAATCAGACATCTTTATAGTTATAACGTCCTATCTATATACGATTGTACGTTTAACTGGTTTAGGTCGGCAGCTTATACATGTTTTACTATTTTTATGCAAATTCTCAATCGGTTTTTGGCACTTTGTACATACTCTCATGTTAGTATCCTTTCATATAGTCAATGTACTTATTAGTAATAGTTGCGATATGTTTACATAGTTCTTTTGGTATTCTAGATCTTTCCATGTTTCCTTTCTTCCCTTGAGTAGAGCCTTCTGTCTTGCTACCTCTAGGCGCTTTTGCGTGATGACAATTGTTAATCACACCTTTTCTTTTGCTAGGACACATCGGTTTGAAATCCGGTTGAGGGTGGTTAGTCCATATATCGGTAGGTTTGTTTGATGTGTCTCCATAACTACAATATGTAACCGTATATCTATACATAAGTCCTATCATTGTAGGTTTGTATCTCATTCCACCTCTAGGGTTTTCAAAGTAATAAAGTTTAGGTTTTAAATCTCTAACTAACAACAACACGTTTAAAAGTAGTTCATCGTACATTTTAGCTTCTTCTGACTTTGCTACAAGCGTATGTGTGTAATCTTTAGCAGTCTCTGTTTTTCCGTGACCACCTACATAAGTTCTATGCGTTCCGATTGCTGCTATTGTATCTGATGTACATACCGGGCTAACCCATATAGCATCAGGAACCCTTCCGCCTGTTCTTTTTAGTATCTTCTTAACTGTAAGATCGCCGACGCTTATAGTCCATTGTACTAGGTTATAAGGTGGTTTAGTGAAAATATCATTTAATTCCACGCTTATGATATCCCATTCATCCAAGCCAAACTGAGATTCGATGCTTTGAGTTCCTGAGTATAATACAAGCAGAAGCTTTTTCTCTTTTAACAGTTTAATCTGTTCATACATCTATTTCCCCTCCAAACTCTCGATATTCTTCTGAATAATTTCTTGCATCTTAATTTGTATCTCTTCTTCAGTGTAATTATTGATATTCATCACACTATCACTTAAAGCGTTTAAATCGCCTTGTAACACGGTTAACTCTTCTTTTGAGTGTAACATCAATGATTCTAATAAATGTACGTGGTCGGTTAATTCTTCGTTGTATATTTGAAGTTCGTCTATCTTTGCTTCTGTTTCTTCTCTAAACTGTATAAAACCTATAAAAGTCATAACGATCATTGTTGTTAATATAATTTTAATCATCAGTTTAAACTGTTCTTTTGTTGATTCGCCAGTTAATACTTTCCAATGTTTACTTAAGTTAAGAGTCATTAGCTGCCTACTTTCGTTATAACTATCTTTTTACCAACTCTTTTAAATTCTAATGGTGTTTCGTCTGTCCACTTTAATTCGTCAACCATGTGTTTAGGTAGAGTGATTCGATTAGAACCACTTGCTACCGTTATAAATCTACTTTTCATTTAATTTTCCTTTCAACCGTTACTATGGTATCGTTGTGCCATCCGCCATGTGCCACTAATAATATTTCTACAATTTCAAACCCGTTTGTTTTTCCTATACCACCGGAATTCCACCCAAAAGTTATTACATAGCCCCCCGTTTTTGTTATCCTAGATATTTGTTTCTTTTGTCTGGACCAATAACTCGATTGTGTAGTCTGCATGTTTACAGTCATACCTAGAGATTTATAACATTCACTGACCTGTCTAGGTGAATAAGGTGGGTCATACAATGTCAGCTCTACGCTATCATCTAAGAATATTTTTAAAAAGTCTTCAGCATCAAAATTATAATCAGTATTATATTGAGGGTCCAAGTCGTTCGTAACTTCTGCAATTGTGTTCTTGTTTGCGAAAGGGTCTATCGAATAAATTTCTTTGTCTTCCGTGTACCTTTCTATCAATTCTTTTATAGGCTTAATCGTAAATGTATTTTTATTAGGCATCGCCCACGCTCTAGTTATTTTCATTCTTCGTCTCCTTTTCATCTTCTTTTACCCACTTGTAATACTCGTGAAATTTTTCGTATTGTTTGACTGTAATTTGGTGTTTGTTGTTTTCCACCCATTCCTTTTGTTCTTCGGTTATTTGCATATCATTAAAATCTAAAAATAAATAAGAATCGGTATTTGTGCCTAAGTCAGGAGTACAACCTAGATATAAAAAACCAAAAGCTTTTAGCGAATCTTCATTCATACCTTTATATTTAGTAAAGTCATATTTGCCCTCTGTGCAAAATTTATCCATCAATTCTCTTGCTAACTCCCAATGTTCCTCATAACTGCATTTGTAAAACGTACCCTCTGGTGATAAAAAGCCATTCATGTATTCCTCCTTAGTCGTCGTGTTAATTCCTAAGTCTATACTACACCTATTCGTTACGAACGTCAACCCTTTTTCGTAAAGTTATATAAATAAAAAAAGAACCTTCCGTGGAGAAGATTCATTTCCGTACATAAAGTTTTAGGCTTATGTTCTATAAATAAACAATTTGGTTGTATCAAGACACAACGTCTCGAAAGTTAATTACATTATATCACCAATGGTGACTAGTTACAAATTTAATTCTTCTATAGATATTTGATTCTTGTTTCTCTGAGTTTCTCGCTTTATAAATAATTGCTCGTTTTCCTTGGTCAGTTCTTTAATCATCATTGTATTACGTTTAATTAATTCGCTAGGATCATTTGCATCTATTAACAACACTTCTATTCGTGGGTTAATCTTATCTAATAGGAATGTCTCTACAAATATAGGATCTATCTGTTTCCAACCATCCCCCATGAGAATCCCTGATTTAACTAAAGCATCTAGTATAAACTTCTTCCCTGAACAGATGTTATCAAAGTCTCTTCTTTTATTAGGTTCATACCATGCAATAGCTATACGTACACGCTCGTATTTTCGCTTGCACTGGTTTTTAATATGAACACATAGTAATTGTTCGGTCTCTCGTTTAAGTTTGGCTCCGATATACTTGTTTGACCTATTAGCACTAATTACATCATTTAAACCTGGGAGTTTACCAGGAATCTTAATTAACATTTAGTCACCTCCTACACGAAACTTAGTTACTACACCGTGTTTTCTAGGGTTTATAGCTTCGCTACCCGTAACGCGGAGGTAATTCGATCTAGCCAATTCTCTTTTTACCGCATGTTCTTCTTTTGCTTTTTCGTACTCGTTACATCTTTCATGTAGTTTACCAGCTTTTTCACAGGTTTTACAAGGGTAATCGAATTTAATCATTGCATTCTCCTTACGTTTTTTATGTCTTCTTCTATGATGTTAATCTGTAGTTTGATTTGGTAAATCTTTTCTTGAGTAACATCCGCATCCGCTTGTCGGTAATCTCTAGTTAACTTTAACTTCGCAACATCAGGATCACCTTGTGCTAGATTGTAAACTGCAGTCGCAGCTATTGGCTTTGTTGTACCTTCATCTGTTTTATAACCTACAAGCATCATCTTAGCCATTAATAACGTTCTAGCTTTCTTATACTCGTATTCTGCTATTGCCAAGAGTCTACCGTTATCCTTTTTATACTCAATACATTCTGTGAGGAGTTGTATCAAGTCTTGTCTTTGTTCATACATATCTTGCATAGTTTCCTCCTACTTAAACACTTCTATAAAATCCAAGTGAGGATAATTTGTTTCAAAGTGTTCTCTAACATAAGTTCTAGCTTTTATATCGTTGTCATTTCTAGGGTTATCGTGATCGTTTCTATGACAAGTAAAACATAAAGTTATTACCATTCCATATTTAATACTTAACTGTCTGTTGCGCCCGCAATATGGCTCATGAGGAGATAATTGATAGGTACTACCACAGTGAAAGCAGTACCCATCGTTTAATGTTTTTCTCATGACTTGTCAGCCAGTGAAGCTAGTTTATCGTACAACTCTATTTTTCTATCTGCTTTTAAGTACTTGATATCATCTGCTTTTTTAACGCCAATCTTTTTATAAAGATGTTCATCTTCATAACCCTTTTGTTTACCAATTGCGATTATTTCAGAAGGTGTTACTTTTCTCTTAGGTGGTTCGTTCTGTTTATTAGGCGTTTCTTTCTTAGGAGCATTAGGGACTCCTGAATCAGTATCTTTGGTATCATCTATACAGAACAAACCGTTTAAAGCATATTTTCTAGCGTATGATGATGTAGATCCTGTTATTTGCGAATCGTCCATACCTTTTTTAGTAACGGATTCTCTAGCACTTGCAGATACTTCTATTTTAGTTCCACCTTCAACATCCCATATAGTTGCGGTAGCTTCTACATAATTCATATCGCCAACATTGATAACTCTATCGCTTATCGTTAGTAATAAACCATTCTCTAAGCACAAAGGTTTAGCAGCTTCTAATATATCTTCACAACTTCTGTAATTGTATTTACCGAATGAGTTGAATTGGTTCTTAGGTGCTTTTAAAGCACCTTGCACTATTGCCAATTTCTTTAACATATTTACCTCCTACACTTTAGTGTATTCTATGTTGTATTCTTCCATGTAAGCTTTTAACGCTTCTAATTGGTTCTTATTGCCTTTAATTTCTAATACAACGGTATTTACCTTTTGTCTATTATTTACTACTGGTGCAAGTCTTTCGGCTTCTAGTCTAGCTTCTTCAATAACTTTAGCTCGTGCTTCTTCTGCTAATCTAATCGCTTCTTGTTTTTCTGCTTCAACAACTCTTATTGCTTCTAATCTATCGGCTTCAACTTTAGCAGCTAGTTCTTTAGCTTCTTGTTCTGCCATTCTTTTTTCAGTTTCAATTTTTTCAGCAGCTTGTCTCTTTTCAAACTCAACTCTCCATAATGCTTCTTGCTTTTCTTTTTCAATACGATCAAGTTCTTCTTTGTGTTTGCGTTCTTCTTCTAACTTAACTCTTTCGGCTTCTTGTTTAGCTTTTAGTTCAGCTTCGAACTTTGCTTTTGCAACTGCTTCTTCTTGTGCTTTTTTAATTCTTTCAAGTTCGGCTTGTTCATCTGCTAATCTTTTGTTAACTGCAGCATTTACAATTGCACTAAGTTCTTGTAAAGATGTTTCGTCATTGATGTGTCTTTCAAAGTATTCAAATTCGAATTTAAAAGTAAGTCTTTCGTTGTGAGCATCTAATATAATGTGTACTGTATCGATTTTAAGTTGTTCCGCATCTTGGATAGCTTTTACTTCTTTAAAGTTCTCTACGATTAACTTTTTAACTTTAGTAGGATTAGCAGCAGCTAACATGTACTCGTCTTTAACTTCAATCATTTGTAAATACTTTTCATTTAATTCTATTTCATTTCTAGTTTGTTCTATTAACAGTAAAGCTACTTCTCTTTTACGTTCTCTTTCTTCTTCTTCAAAGTTTTTAACTTGATCCGATACAAACGTTCTAGCGTCTTTTATCATTGTAACAAGTTCTTTTGCTTCTGATTCGAATTGTTTAATGTCAGGGTTTAATACTTTAACTGTAGCTTTTCTAAACTCATCAATTTCTTTCGCTTGCTTGTTCATATCTGCCATATCTTTTTTGTATCCAGGAATAGATTCTTGTGTAACTACTGCGTTTCTGATATCTTCTAAACCTTTGTTTAAAGATGCTTTGATTTCTGCGCCATTCCATTCAATTTTTGCTGCTTCAACTTTACCTATTTTTAATTGAGTTACTTGTAAGTTCATAATTCCTCCTTATGCGATATCTTCGCCCTCTTGTTGTTCTAGCCAATATTGATACTGTTCATCGTACTCTTGCCCTAATTCATCTTTGATTGAATCCATATTAACACTCCCTCATGATTTCTATAGTATCCTCTAGCTCTTGTATCTTGTCCTTAGCCGTGTTTAACTCTTCTTCGATATCTTCTCTAATATCTATCTCTATTGCTTCTGAAACTGCTTCTAACAGTGTATCGTATGCCTTTTCATCATCACCAGTCTGCACCTTAACTAAATCGTGATAAGCTGAGATAACCTTTTTTACAAAGTCGTATGGATCTAACTCTATTTGTAATTGGTCTAGTTGTACTTCTGAGTTATTAAATGTTACTTCAGGTAATCCTTCTAGTTGTATGCCTACATTCTTCATCTTATATCTCTACTTTCTCAATAATTATCTTCTTACCTTTAACATAGATTAAAACTTCGTCGCCTACCTTTAACCCTGCTACTTCTAATTGGTTAGGATGCAACCCTACTAGTCTGTTATTGTTAACTGATCTTATCTTTTTCTTTAATGCTAATAATTTCATATGTGTTCCTCCTCTGTAATTACATATTATCATTACTCAAATGTATTGTCAAGAGGTATTGTCTAACAATATAAAATATGTTATACTATTAATGAAAGGAGGTAGTTATGGACTACTTAATTAATGAAATACCATTTTTCCAAGTGCCTAACGAAATATTTGAATGTGATCTTACTTCTAATGAAAAGATTGTTTTTATGTATTTGTGCAGATGTGGTAACAATGGAAAGAAAGCGTTCCCAAGTCAACAGACGATAGCAGACAAATGTTCTATCGGTAAATCAACTGCTAAACGCGCAGTAAATGCGTTAGTTGATAATAATTACATTATAAAGGAAAGGAGATTTAAAGAAGGATACAACAAGAGTAACATCTATAGAGTGAATTATAGTAGGGTCACACAGAACCTACCTAGGGTCACAGTGGACTCAGATAGGGTCACAGTGAACCACTATAAAGAACTAAGTAATAAGAACTATGAAAAAATAACTAACAACTTACATCTTTTCGAGGAAAACACGCATACTATCTTATTAGCTTTAGAAGAATATACCTTTAATAGATTCGGTAAGCATATTAGAAAACACGATCCTAATAAAAGTTATGATTGGTTTGAACTAGAATATAGTGAAGACTTAGAAGCAGATTTTGATTCGTTAATAAAATGTTACGATAATTGCAATTTAGACTACTTGATAACAGTAGAAAGGAGAATACAATAAAACGAGACTTCGCAAGGAGCTGAACCCTTTAGAAATCTCGTTCCATAAGCTATTTAGTTTTTAGTTGGTACATCTTACCCCTAAGACATACGGACTGTTTGACAAATATAAGTTTACCATATAAACGGAAATAAAAAAAGAACCTTTTAAGATTCTTTAGATATATTCAGAAAGCTTGCCGACAAAATCTGAATAGTAGCTCGAGAAGTAGCGTCAGACCATCCTCTTATTAATTTGATTAATTGCATCATACCATATAACGTGAAAAAATGCCATACGATAGGCATCTTCTCTGAGGAATTAATTGTAATAAGGAGTTTCTATGAATCTATTATAAAACAAAAGACCGACTTTTGCAAATCGGTCCAGGTGATTACTTGTTATCTATAATTGATTTAACATCTAATACGGCTAATACCGCGACCAATATAGTGTTAATCATATCTAATTGTTTTGTTGCCATTGCGTAACCAGTGATTGCTATTAATAAAAACAACAATACCAACTGAATTAAGTTGTCTTGCAAGAATTTCATGTGTCCTCCTAGATTGTAGTAATATCCGTAGATGTTAGATCACTTCCTTATTTATAATAGTATTTAACTGCGCTATTCCCTTGATGTTTCCATCCGTTACCTTCATTCCATCTTTTAAAACTAGAACTACCGATATCTAAATGCAACCATAATAGCTTTTTACTATTCTTATCCATGTAAATGCCAATGTTTTTAAATCCAATCCCGACGCAGATTTTAGCTAACTGGTCCGCTGCCCAACCTGTGAAATTAAACTTAACATCAACCGCATGTCCTAACAAGTGATTACTGTTACTTGAACCGCCTATTTTCGAGTTGTAAGAGCTTGTACGATACCCCGAGTTAATATCAGTCGAACCAACAATAACTCTTAGCATATCGAGTTTTTCGAACAATTCTACTTGCTTTGCTTTTATAGCGTTCCCATCATCTTTATTAGCAAACTCATAAGCCGTAAAGTAATGACCTAGTTTAATTGATTTTAAAATAGTCGTAGCATCCATCTAATCACTCCATTCTTCTTTAATAGTTTGTAGCCTTTGAACGCCTATCCCTTCAACCTCGACTAACTCTTCTACACTAGCTTCAGGATTTTTTTCAAGATACAACAATATTCTTTTCGCAAGCACATCGCCAATATCATGCAGTTCAATTAGTTCTTCATACGTAGAATTTTGTATGTCAGGTTTTGAGCCGATTAGAAAGATAAGCGATAAGATTAATACTGTCATTATTAACAATAGTAAAAACTTACTTTTCATTTTTCTCCTCCAGTAACAATTGTATAATTCTATCCAGTTTTTTATTTAACTCGTTGTGATCTTCTCTCTGTCGTTGGTGTTCTGCAGAATGTTCAGTTTTAAACTCTCTGAAATCCTCCTTTTTAACATAATTATCACTCATGTTATCGTTCACCGTTTTGATTTCGTCATTGTTCGAGACAATCGCAGTAGTATTTTTAGATATCTTTTTATTTATCTCAGATATTACTAGTGTTATCGTAGCACCTAGCGCCACTGCAATTACGCCCATTATCCAGTACATTAGTGCGGTCACGGTTTACCCCTTTCAATTAGTAGAATGTTTATCGAAAGAATCCCACGTCTAACGATTAAAATTATATCTTCGAAGCTTTTCTATTTTCAAAGAACAACATCATAAATCCTAATAAATAAATACCAACAACCGGCGGAATGATGTACAACGCTAAATATAAAATAACTTCTAATACTATCATAATTACTCCTTTCCTTCTAAAAAATCTTCTTTTGCTAAGTCGTACCCTTCATCGTTGACTTTCTTTACAGCTTTCGCCTTTTCTTCGTCACTAGAATTTTGATAATTAGAGCTATTAAACAAAGTTTTTAATCCTTGTTCTGTGTATTCGCCCATTACTTTTTGGAAATCTGATTTTTCCTGAGTTGTTAATTCGTATTTAACTTTTTTACTTGTTACGTTTTTCACTCTCGCTCTAGGTAAGAAAGACTTCCCAACTTCATTATACAACCTTAACAGTTCATTAGTCAAAGCGTCGTCTTGCTTCTTAGCAAAGAATCCAGGAGAAAGGAATTGTTGCACTGCGTTTAGTGCGCCTTCGCCATATTTAAGTTCTTCTCCGAATATACCACGTTTAGGCGGTAAACTCGTAGTTAAACCAGGTGTTTTAGATTGTGCTTGCGTCTTAAATGTTTTCAATATACTCGAATAGTCTCGCTCTCTTTTCACAGGATCAACAGTCCTTGCAATCTGTCCTCCAACAGTAGGTATACCTTGACCAATATAATCTAGAGGTAACTCGAATATTTTCTTAGCAACTCCATCATAACCACCGAAGAAATCAGTTATGCCGCTTAACATTGTTTGTTTAAAAATAGTGTCTATACCTGAAGTTACAGCAGTCGCAGTAGCGTCAACTATACCCGACTCTTCTTTTTTCATCATTTCTTCAGCAAAAGCAACACCCATAAAGTAAGGGATTGCTGCGGGTTGTGCCCAATCTATCGTGTATGAACCGTTTTTCATAACAATCGAATTAGGCAATATACCAGCTCTTGATAGCAAAGCTTCTTCTTCGGGATCTGCTTTGTACTCACCTCTAGCCATTCCGTTAAATGCCATATAAGCACCCAATGCTGACAATCCAGCGCCAGTTGTACCTTTAGAGAATATCTCTATTGCTTCCGCAGCTGGTGCGTTACCTGCTATTTTAGCGATACTTTTAACTACTCCTATCGGCGAATAGTCAATACCTGTTTGAGCAATGTTTGCAGGTGTCTTACTGAAAGGTATAGCAGCTTCTACTAACAGTCCGTACTGAGACTTTTTACCTTTTGCGATAATATCAGCTAGTGCGTTCTGTTCTCTAAATGTAGCTTCTTGTGCTCGTCTTAATGCATATGCTACAGCTTCTTGTGTAGGTTCTGTCATTCCTCTAGCTTGCATAAACCCAGCTAAATCTCTAACAAAGTGTTTTTTAAGGAAAATTATATCTTCTACTTCTAATGTGTCTTTTGAAAATTTACTTACTTTCTCTAATGCCTTGTTAGAAAAGTCCTTTAGTTTTTTTGCGCCTGTTGTGATTTTACCATCAGTCTCTTTAAAGTTAACACCAGTATCAAAGATTTTCTTCTCTGCGAAAGGTGACTTGATTCCGAATATTTCCCAACGAGAGCCTTCTGATAACTCTTTTGTGTGTTCATCCCAATATTTAGTGGCCGTTTTTCTATTAGCCTTGTTAGCAAATACTGATTTAGTACGCTCTGCTTGTGGTAAGAATGCTTTTTCTAATACTGCAGCTTCCGTATCAGCAACTTTTTTAACCGCAGCCATCATGCTATTACCTAATAAGTTTCTAGCGTGAGTCTTAGGATTAGTTAACATTGCAATTCTTCTCCACGAGTCAAATTTTTCACGTCTAGTCGTAGGTATCCTTTTGGAAATAGATTCGTATAATTCTTCAAACAGTTGTGTTTTCTCTGCGTCCGTTGTTTCTGAAGTGAATTTAGCAACTTTTGCAAGTTCTTCTTCGCTCAATTCAATTTTTTTCCAACCTTTTTCACCTTTGCCTATCAATTTCTTTTTACGAGGACCGTATCTCTTCAAACCTTGATCGTTAAGCTTCTTAATTTCTCTTTCTAAATATTGCAGAACGGTAGCAGGGTCGTTAGCTTCTCTTAAAATCTTAGCAGCTTGCGAATATTGACCAGCTTGCGTTAAAGTTTCTGCTACGTCAGATAAAACTCTTCTCATTGCGAATAAATCACCTTGAGCCGCAGCTTCGTTAGCTAATAATTTGGCGAGTACAACGTTATCAGGAGTAAACTCTGTCTTTGTTAAGTCGAAATCTTTTAAAGCTTCTTCGTATCCTTTGTCGAATCTAGCTAAAGCCTTGTCTAAAGTTGTTGCATTAGTTAATTCTGTGTAAAAATCTGAGTCTTTATCGAAGCTTGCGTTAGCTTCAGGTGCGATAGCTTGATCCGTTCTTATGTTTCTACTGAATCCACGCTCAATCTGACCATCTTTTGTACGTTTTGCAGTTCCGTCTGCGTTACGTTTAACTGTAGTCTCTATTCCTGGTATTTCAAACGTAGTTACTAAATCATCTTCACCTTCTATTTTAGCAGCTTGCGGCGACTCTTTACCTGGTGCAAACTCAAACTCATCAATTCTAGCATCATCAGCTGCAGCTTTACGGCTATCTTCTAGCGTTTGTCTAAATACGTTAGGTTCGGGTTCATCTATTTGGACACCAAACTTTTTAATAGGTTGTGATGCACCTCTACTGTATAAATCATTAGGATCAAACAATATAGAAACTTCATGAGGGTCTGCGCCTGTTAATTTACCTCCTACGTGTTTATAGCCATCGTACCCTATTTCTTTCAAGTTTATTTGTAACTCGGTTAAAATTTCTTCTGACTCAGACTTGGAAACAGCTCCGGACATTTCGTCAGTTATTTTTCTATATAAATCATACCCGGTGTCGCCTTTGTTGTCATTGATAATTGAAGTTATATTAGTGTCAAACAAATCATCAACAGGCTCTAGAGCTCTCCTATACTCGTTTAAAACTTGTTCGTCAAACGGAACTTCTAAGTCTAACAGTTTAGATCTATCTATACTTGCTTGATAAATAGTAGGAACTCCACGTCTTTTGGATCTCGCTCTTGCATATCCTCCAGCGATATCTTTAGAATCGGTCAAGTATATACCAGGCCCGAACAAACCCTCTGTATTTGTCAATCTAGGCTCTAAACTCTTCGCTGTTAAACCTTTAGTTCCGCTTCCGTGGTAAACTATATCAAAACCATCTTCGTCTACCCTAGGGGCTTGTTGTACTATAGGTTTTTCCACAGGGATGTCCACAGTTGTTGATAAGTCTCCATCGATCTTAGCAGGTTCTACTGATTGTTTAAACGGATTAACCTCTAACCCTTCTGTTAAAGCTCTGTCTTGTGTTTTAATAGTGTTTAAGCCTAATACATCAGATACCTTACTAGCTTGCGCAGGGTCTAACTGTTTGATTCTATTAAGCGCTATCTGTCTACCGTCATCACCTAACTCTTCAATAACTTTCTTTAGATTAGTAACCTCTTTACTCTGAAAAGCTTCTTGGAAACCTTTAGCATCTGATAGTCTACCGATAACTAGATTTAATCCGATATCAATAGCAGTATTACCTGCAAGATTCCAAAACGTCTCACCTAGATCCTTTTCGCCTTTTAATAGTGGTATCCATTCTTGCGGCGCTTGTACAATTCTATCAGCTACTAAATCTACCGCTTGATTAGCTGCGAACTGTGAACCTAGTTTACTAGTTAACCACCCGCCAAACTTAGTAGCGCCTAGTGCAGCGTTTACCGCTTGATATTGTGCAGCTGTTCCGAGTATTTTACCACCTACGAAACCTTGTTTAAACTCAGGTGTTTCTCTAGCTTGTTGTATCAACTCTTCATCTGTGTCGAATACGGTGTCTAAAGGCTTGATTAATTGCTTTCCAAATGGTAAACCTTCTATAACTCCACGCCCTCTTACGTTTGCTACAGCTTGTTCGTTCATGAACTCTTGGCTCAACTCTCTTACGCGTTCAGCGTTTCCACCTTGAATAGTAAGTTGTCTGATTTCCTCTTGTATTCTATCCATGTTTTCTTTAGCTACATTGCGACTTTCTTTCCTGATTTTAGCATCTTCCTGACGTTGTTGTATTTCAGGCTGATTACGGCTTGCAAACCTTTGACGTTCATTAGTACCCGAACCGCGTTTAATCTCGTCTAAGAACGATTTAGGCTGTTCTACGGGTATCTCTGTGCCTATAGGTTTCCTAGCAACAGAAGCAACCTTCTCAAAGAAAGAAGGCTCTTGTTGTTGTCGTTGTTGTGCTACTTGTTGTGTTTTCTCAAAGAACGTAGGTTCAAATTGACCGGCTTCTATGTTTCTAGCTTGTTCTATTGCTGGTCTATCTATGCCACTAAGAGCGCCTAGGAAAGATTTATTTTTAGTTTTCTTCTTGTTTAATTCGTTTAAAAAACTTGGCATATTCCCTCCTATTGTCCTACGCTAGGATTAATGTTAACCCTTCTTTGTAAATCTATCGGCTCTAATCCGTAAGCATCCATAATAGCATACCCTTGTTCAATTGAATATCTACCATCGTTGTTAATCATCCATTCGATGACTGATTGTCTAGTGTTACCACCTTTTTGCTGAATGTATCCTTGTAAATCTGCATTAACAGCATCATCATTTGGACTCCCATCAGTTGAACTTGCTTGGAAATTAGGATCAACGTATCCTTCAGAAACTCCAAACACTCTAGCTTCTTCAGCTGTTAACGGTTGACCGTTGTTAATTTTAAATCTTGCATTTGTAGCCAAAGCACTATCAGATAACCCACTAGTACCACCGCCACCACTTGAAACCGTTCTAGGTTTAGTAGCTCCGGTTTGTACTCCTAAAGCAATTGCTTCTGATTCATTTAACGGAATACCTGCATCCCACTTAGTAAATGCTAAATCTAAAGTAGTTGCATCTCCTGAAATTTGGTCTTGTACTGCTTGCGCTTCAGATGCTAACAACTGATCTCTACTAAATCTAGCTTCGTCTAGTAAAGCAGCATTAGCAGCTTCGTTAGCTTGAACGTTTCTAGCAATATCAGCAGCGGTAGCACCTTGTGTTAAAGCAGTTAAGCCAGTACTAAATTGGTCTTGTGCTTGTTGTCTACCAAATGCAATGCCTTGTTCTTCTTCCGTTCTAGCGGCGTCTATTCCTGATTGTCTACCTTGTAAACTAGTTTCTAACCCTTGTGCTTGTCTTAACGTTCTTCCGGTTTGTTGTCCTGAGAAAGGCGAGAATCCAGCTAATCTATTTTGTGCTACTCTAGTCCCTGCTACTGCAGAACCCTTTAAAGCACCGAATCTAGGATCTAACGATTCTGCTTGTCTATCAAATTGTGCTTGAGTTCCAGCTAAAGAGCCTTCTAATAGAGTTGTACCTTGTGCTATTTCTGCTTCTTTGGCAGCTTGACTCTCTCTTCTACGTTCTTCTCGCATTCTGTTAATGATAGATTCAACACTTTCTACTTGCTGAACATTTTTAGGAGCGTTGTTAACCAATGTAGTATCTGCTAAAACAACCTTTTCTTCTCCTGCAGCTTCTGCTTTTCGTCTTTGTCTTTCTTCAAACTCTCGTTTAGCTCTAGCGTCATACTCTGCTCTAGTCAATCCTGAGTTACCAACCGTTTGTTCGGTGCTAACAATTGGTGTTATTTTAGGCACAACTGTTACAGTGGTTTGCTTTTTCTTCTTTTTCTTCTTAGCAGCTATTTCTTTTGTAGCTTCCCCTATTGTTTTAGCAGGGGTTGTTTTCTTTTTATTATCTACGATTCCAATTCTAGCTATTGCCATATCAACCTCCTATGCTATCGATCCGAATAATACCCAAATATCAGTATCTATTTTCTTTAAAGTTGCAACTGCGTTTTCACCTGCTATTTCAAGATTTCCGTCAAACGATTTAATTGTAACCCCAACACCGAAAGCGAAATTGACCGCGCCTAGACCGTATTGCATTATTTCTATTTTCGTACCTATTGGAAAAGCAACGCTAGAGTTCGGCGGAACTGTAAAGGTTATAGCTGTTCCGTTTGTGCACTTTAAGAAATCTCCTGCATCAGTCAATAGTAATGTGGATGAAATTGTTTTTTCGTTAACCCCTCCGAGTATAGCATCATCTACGTAACTCTTAGGTGTGGCGTGATTGGAATTTGTCGGTGCATTCCCGTACAAGAACACTTCGTCATAAGTGTTTAAATTGCCATTAACAATAGCTTCTTCAAATTCCGCAATTTCAGAGAATGTTTTTTCTCCACCTATAGTCTGATTGGTAGACTTGTCAACAAAGTTATCGTCTACGTAATCTTTTCTAGTTAATTGGTCTGCTGCAGTGGGAGCTGCGTCACACACTGGTATTGTACCTATGAATTGCGTAAGACCTCTGAATCTATTGACGTTATAAAAATCTGTAACACCTGAGAAAATTGCATTATCTATAAAACTTGCATCATTCTTGAATACAGTTGTTGAATTAAAATCAACATTTTCTTCGAAGTCTTTTTTCCCTATGATTGATTGGTCTCCGTTTAAACCATCTAGAACCTCGTTTATCTGATCTTGATTATATATTGCCCTTGCGTCATAGTCAGCTTGTACTGCTGCATAGTCACCACCTTTGCTAGCTCCGAATTCATTTGCAGAACCGCTATGTTTAAAAGGGAAGTCACTTGGTGTTTTTTTACTTGGTAAAGCCATATTAAATCTCCTTTCCTTCGCTTACGTTAATTTCAAAGTTGGTTATAGTTGCAGGTAATCCGGTTGTACCACCTATTTTAGCTTGGAAATACTCACAATCCTTAACCTTAACCTTACTTTTAAAACTCTTAGGGAATAAAGAACCACCATAAACCATAGTTGAATACGTCCAAGACGAGTAAACTAACGATGTTATTTCAAAGTTATCTTTTAACACATAATTATTATCAACATCACTTCTTGTCCACAAGTTAATATTTGTGTCAGCGTAACCTTGCATAGTTACATAAACGTCATCTACATTCTCTCTAAGTTGTGTTGTTCTTAGGTTTGTTAACTTTGTTGTCCAGTAGAAATCGTATTCACTAGGATAAGGATCAAAGAAGTTCGTTCCTTCTTGTTCATCTACATAAGGTAATGTTTCATCTACTGTTTTGAATCTACTGAATGTAGCGCCTAATGTACCGAAGTGTAATTGATTATCTATAACAACCCAACATCTAACACCTAAGTTGTTTAATATATACCACTGAGGTAAATACTTACCTGATGCCTGGTCTAAAATTGTATTGTTGTAATCACATACCCAAACCACGTTAGTAAAAGGATTACTTATATAAAGTTTACCTTTGAAATCAATAGAAATATATTCATCTAAGAATAAAGTTCCAGCGCTTTCTGCTTCTAATAATCCTACTATATCACTGAAATTAGTATTTTTGTTGTAGTTAATTGCATCTGATTGTATAATTATACTGTTCTCGGCTAATACTTCCTTGGGAACAACCTTTCCGTATCCATCCTTGCTAAGCGCCCAAGCTGAATTGTTTATCAACGCAACCGAACCTCGAGCTAGACAACCCTTATAAGGATTTAGTTCTTTATGATAGAATACCACTTCGGAACCTATTATATTAGTTCCTCTAACCCATGTAGACTCCGCTCCGGTATCTTCGTTGTTCTTATAAATGATTAACTGATCACTTTGAGTTTGATAAGCTATAATCTTTTGGTCGTCAAAACCTATCTCATCATAATCTGTTAAAGGGAAATAAGTCGGGTCTGATTGACCGTCGTGTATTCCTGAATGGAAATCTAAGTTAGGATAATCAGGATTACCACTAAACCATGCAGATATTGCAGCTTGACCACCATATATAGCTGATAAAGTACAATCTGTTATAGTTGCTGCGTCGGTAAAGCCTACAAAAGGCGTATTAGGTTCAAATACAACTCTAACCGCATCGTTTCCATCTATGTTGATTGATTCAGGCGGGAATGTAACATAAGTTATCACCCCTGTGACTAGGTTTCTAGTGTAGTTTGTTGTAACGGTTTGTAAATCCCATGCGCCAGTTGTAGCGTTTCTGTAATACACCTCTATTGTTGATTTAACATCATCTATTTGTAAAGTTACAGTTGTGCTTCCTGTTACGTGTTGAAACTCTTGCGCTCTTTTAGGTTGTATCATATTTAATTCTTCTAAAACAGTACCACCACCAGTTTCAGGAGTGTTAATTGTGTTAGTGGGAATATACCCTACTACATCTACTAAACTTCCTCCGGTTTCATATACCATAAATCTATCTCTAGTTAACAAATAGAATTTACTATTGTACTCGAAAGCTGAGAAAGGTTCTGTTGCATACCCCGAACCTACAATAGAAGATGTGTAACTTTGCGTTGTATCATAAGCTCCTTGACCGTTAATTATTATAGCGCCTTTTTTATAGTTAAACGCTCCTAATATTACACCGAAATCACTTGCATAGTCATGGACTATCTTAATTCCTAATCTAGTTGTTAAATCACCTTTGTTATTAGGTAACATATTCAAGCAACCAGGTGTGTTTAAGTCTGAAATGGTATCATTACTAGATGAAATATCGATACCACCGAAGCTTGCCGTTCTTAATGTTCTTGTATTGTCTCTTATAGTTGGTCTTGATCTTCTTGGAAAAGGCATCTTACCACCTCTTTCTTCTGATAGGCGTTTCTACTGCTCTCTTTTGGTTGTTTGCTAGAGTTGCATTAGCTGCGTCTATACCTATACTAGAATATCTATCACCTACACTATACTTTTTATCAACATTTGCTTTAAGTTTCCCTGCTACACTGTTGATTAATGAAGTTAAATACTCATCTAGTATGTCTAATTCTGTATCATCTGCTATATTAACGTTATTTTCATCATATTCTAATAGTGTTGGATAAGCTGCATACTCAACTTTAAATTCGCCTTCTGTTTCGTAAGGGAATATAATTTTCTTTCCAGCTCTGATATACATTGAAGAAGGATACTCTTCATAAGAGCCATCGTCTTTTAAAATGTTAACTCTTTCTAACAGATATAAATCACTTGGAGAGTCATATTCTAATTGACTTTCGTAAGATACTGGAAACTCTTTGTATTCAGTGAACAACGCAACCCATCTAAAAGGATAGTCGTATGTGCCTGAAAATCTAAGTCTAAGCTGATTAGCGTCATCTGCCTTAGTAACATTGCCTTTATACAATACATAACCGTCACCGACAGTATGAGCGTGTACAATAGCATCTATGAGTGTCCATACGCTAGGTGCAGTCTCTTCTTCTATATAAACCGTACCACTACCACCTATTTGTAATGAATAAGCTCTTGCTGCTCCTAATTCGAATGTTATATCAGTTCCTTCGAAGTCGTATTCTTCCCACGATCCACCTAAACCATTTTTAGGGTTCTTTTGAGCTATTAAATATGATTCTTTCTTGCTCTTAGTAACAGTAACTAAGTATGTTAACTCTTGATTAGTGAAATCTGTAATCGATAGAATGTAGTCTTGTTTTGATGCTTCAGAAGTTAACGCACCACTAGCAGACCACTCACCAATTTCCATGATTGTGTTTCTTTTAAAATCTTTAAATAACATCAGTTACCTCCTTGCCTTATTTTATCACAGATGTTAATAGTGTTCAATTTGTAAAAAGGGGCATAAGCCCCCTTGTTATCATTCTGTTTCTAATGGCTCTAATTCTGTTATGAAAATCAAGTCAGGTCCGAAGAAGCTTTGTAGTTCTCTGAATCTAGCAGGTGTCATAAAAGTTCCACCTTCTCCAATTGAACCGTTTCCGTGTTCGTCTCTATCAACCTTCACATAAATCTTATCATTTCTTTGTTCAAAGTTCATTTTAGGCTCTTGATTTTCATAACTTTTACGGCCATCACCTAATGTAGGATGGCATTTAGCTTGTAGCGATTCAATGCGGACCAGCATTATAGTGTTTAAAGGTGCTGCGTTTACTGCTTGTGCATTACTCATTATAACCTCCTACTTCCATTCATACCCTATTAACAAGGCATTTGTTATTACGATATTAGCACCTATATCATCATTCGGATTTGCTTCTGCATCTCTTAAAGCTGATATAACTACACCACCGCCTTCAATCCCTACTTTGTTTATAGGTATTTCAAAGCTAACCGTTTGCCTAACGTTTTGTGAAGGAGCTGCAACTGTGACGATTTTAGTCTCTAAAGTATCCGCTGGTATCGCTTGATTGTATAAATAGTTCTGACTCACTTGTTTTGAAGAAACAGTGAATTCAATATCACCTGTGTTTGCACCATCAACATAAAATGATAATGACAATTGAAGCGGGATTGATGTATCTAATCCCTTTGTAAAGTTTTGAATTAACAAGAAACCATCTTTTTTTGTGTTTTCCCATTTGTTCTCTTTGTATTTAGCTGATATGTCTGTGCAATATTGAACCGTTTGGTCTTTAGGATCATTAAGTCCGTTTGCTATAATCCCTCTAAGTCCTTCTTGAAGTGTCACTTCTCTTCTTGCTAATCCAAACAATTCTTCTAAACCTGTTGCATTCTTTTCTGCTTTGTTTGTATTGTGTTTAATTTGTTCTAATACTGGTGATGCTGTAATTGCTGCCACAATTCTGAATCTTGCCCAATACATAGTGTGATCAACACCATTAATATTCAGTGTCTGAGCTGCCCAATTTGTATCTAGCGGATCCGCAGGGTTCATGCCGAATCTAATGTGTTCACTTAGATTGCTTGCGATTTCCCATCCATGTTGATCATGTGGGTAGTTTGAATCTGATGACATATACAACTCTTCTTCCCAAACGTTAATGTCATTTAGAAATTCACCAACAATATTTTCTGGTTCTGCTGCTATAGAACCAAGAGAAGTGTATTTCATTTTAACCCCTAGCCTTGGCCGTTCTGAACCTATCATAACCACTTGGCCTATGTTTCCATTCGTGAACATAGGTGCATTTGAAGCTGTGTCAGACTGCCAGCTTACGGTTTCGTCCACAGCACCTGTGATCACGTTTCCAACTTCATTAGCAACATCATACTTGAATGCGATCTCAACAGGATACGAATCACCTTCTCCAAAGACAGACTCTTTTCCATTGTCTTTTGTTCCGATTGACACCTGCTCTGTAAATATAACCCCTGCATCGTCACCTGTTTCTGTTACTTCTGTAAATGAAAAGAAAATTTTCACATACTCCCATAGTTTACCAATGCTTTTTGCCATTATTAAACCTCCTCTATAGCGAAATAACCTTCTGTATCGACTGCATATTCACCTTCGCTATCTATCGCAAATTCAGCCGTATTAAAACCCATTTCCTTTAACAACTTTTCTTCACACGTACCAGAAATAGGTGCTTCCATGAAGGCAAGTTTGCCAGTTGCTATATTGAAGTACATTTGATTAAATTGATTCTCTGCCATATCTGCAAACGGCATAACCTTGTTAACCCCATTAAGTGATGAGATATTATTAGTATCATTGATATAACGAATGTTGTATTGATCTGATAGTATTGCAGAGTTACCTACTTCAATTGCTCCTGGGGTAGGTTGAGAAACCGTTTTATCACCTTCGTAAATAACTGCTTCTATTGTGAGACTCTCCGTTATAGGTATCACAGCACTAAACACTAATCTTAAAAAATCTTCCGTTAGTACTGCATCAGTAGTGAAAGTTATAGCATAAATTCCGTTTACATATTGTAAAGCTAAAAAGTCTGCAGAAACACCAAATGAATTTAGAGAGAAAGCATCAGTTCCAACATCTGAATTTGTTATTGCGTAATACAATGTATATAGCGTGTTAGATTTCCATGCATTAGAAGGGAATCTTACATCTTGAGTTGTTGCTCCATCTGATGTAAATGTGACTTTGCAATCCGCTATAACAGGGTCGCCATTCACACTATACGCTTGTCTGCAATCCACAACCCCATCAACCACCTCATAATTTTCCTTAACTCGCTTAACATAATCAGGTTTGAACTTTACCCCATTGATAAATCCTACTGGTATATTGTTTTCATCATTAGGCACTTTGTAGCCTTGTCTGTAAGGTAATAACCCTGCTGAGTCTCGTGTGATACCTAGGTATGACTCGTAAGGGAGTATAGACGAACCTAGTTGGACTTGTAAATTTTCCACATAACCAGATACACCTGAAACGGCGGCTCTGAACGTTATATATAACCATTGTTTCGCGTCTACGTTATTTAAAATGTCACCATTCACTATATTTGGTTCTGAGGAAGTTAACGATATTGCATCTGCAGAAGAATCTGCAAAAACATCAGAGAAAACAGCTTTCAATTCCTGATTATCATCTGTCAAGTAAGACAAAGTCGCATCCGATATGTCTTTAGAGTAGATTCTACTATACCATATTGAGGTGCTCCCTCTTACATCTGAGAAGTACTTTTCTCCGACCCTGATAGTTCCGCTTAACGGTGTTGTAATATCAAACTCGTTAAATCTGTTATCCCCTTGCCCTTTCTCCACCGAGTAACCATATAAATCCCGTCTATCTACCTGAGTAATGTTAATCTCAGTAGGAACAGCAGGTGCGTTCTCTTGTTGTACGTCTATCTGTGCTGAACCGTCTGACGGTATTAGGGATAATACGTTGTTGTCAGGGTTAATGTCTAAGTCATAACCAAGAGCCCCTATTTGAGTTATAAGGGTTTTAATACCATTGACGGGTATAATGAATTGACCACTACCATTGAATGCACTCACAACAGGTAAATCAGTTGTAGCATCTATATAAGTCAATGCTTCATTAGCAAACTCAATCGCTTCTAAATACGATACTCCGTCACCCAAGCCCGTCAACGCTTGCACCGCTTCTCGTCCTACCTCTGTTCCAGTGTTTCCTACTTTGTCAAGTAAAATACCGGATGTTACTCCTTTTGAATACTGCTCTAAACCACAGTTTTTAAGCAAGTACTCGTATAATCCATCTTTCTTATATGGTCTACCCCTTCTAGGGTATACTCCGACTAATCTCATTATAACACCTCGTTCAATCTCTCAATCAAATCAACTTTCGATACTCCAAAAGGATTTGCATCACACTTCTCAGTGTACAACTCTTGCAACTCTTTATATTCCATAGTGCTTAGATCGTATTCTTTCTCTTGCTCTACAATTTCATAACCACCAGGTTTGTAGTATCTTAAATATTTAGACATAGTTGTATATAATGCGCAACCCGCCTTCTTAATTAAAATTTTATCCATGTTTCCTCCTAATAAAATAAGGGGAAGGGAATTAACCCAACCCCTAAAGTGTCGTCTTACGCTTCTTGATTTACATAAATTCTGTTAGCGCCTTCTGCACCTAATACGTGAAGGTCATATCCGAATACTGACTTAAACTCATCATTGTATCCTAATGTGTTCTTTTCAGCAGGAATGATTAATGAATGATCTGTTCCTTTCGTAGGAATAATCTCATCACCAATTGCTACAGCGATAAATCTTAAGTCTTTACCAGTTACAGCGGTCTTTTCGAATCCACCAGCAGTTGTATCTAATAAAGTGATTTGTGAGTAGAATCTAGATTGTGGTACAACGATAATTTCAGATTCGTTGTAGATTCCGACGATTTGTTTAATTTCGCCAGTCATGTTAGGTGTATCCCATACGATCTTACCATCCAACAAATCACTTGTAGCTGAGTTCATGTAAATAGTGATCTCGTCTCTATCATATCCTAATTCGAACAACGATGTTTGAGCTGCTTTTAATAGAGCTTCAACGTTATCTTCGTCAGGTACAGTTGTTGTAACAGTAGTTGCTCCTGCAGCTAAGTTAGCAAATCTAACAGCGTCAATTTCTTTAACCATTTCTTTCATACCTTGCTTCTCAGCAATCTTAGCTAACATTTTTAAACCAGCTTGTAACGATTCAGTTCTAGGGACTGTGTAACATACTTGTCTAACTGCAGCGTTTGTTAATGTTTCGTAAGATACATCAGAATCAGAATCAGCATAAGCGCCTGAATAGTTTCTAGCTCCACCAACTGTTAATACTGGTACTTTTGATTCTTTAGCTTTACCTACTACGTCTGATAAAGATGATCCCATTAATTTTGATGATTTAGCACCTCTTAATACTTGTGTTACGATAAAGTCTTCTATTCTCTTTGCTACTACTTCAATTGTTGTTAATTCAGCCATTTGTGTTTCCTCCTATAATTTGAGTATTTTATCAATCTCACTCATAAGCGAAGAACCTTGATTTACTGAACCTGACTTTTTCTTGACAAATGTTTTCTTTTTAGCCTTCTCGTTCTGATTTTTAACTTTAAGGTCTTTCTCCAACTTTGCAATTTTGTCTTTCAGTTCACCATTCTCATTAGTTAACAGGTGTTTATTGTAAGAGTTCACAATGTCTTTACCTAATTTCAGATCATTTAAGACTTCTTTAGGGATAGTATCGTAGGTTAAATCAGAATTAGCATCTAATAACCGGTTAATACTTCTTTCTTTGAAAGATTTGTGATTACCGTCAAAGTCTTTTCTAATATCATCAACGTGTCGTCCACCTTCTTCGGATTGCGTTGCGAATATCTGAGACTTTAGTTCTTCTAATAGTTCTTCGGTACCAATTCCATACAATTCTGCCACACTGTCAAAAGCTGAAACGGTATCGTTCGCTCTGACGTTTGTTTTGTTCTCCTGAAACTCATCCTTCATACCCATTTGCATGTATCTTTTTACTTCTTCAGGTGTGAAATCACTGAGTTTTGTTCTTTCATCATCTTGGAATTGGATTTCTACGTCTCCAAAGTTAATAGTTTCTTCAACTTCTTCTTCGGTTTCCTCGACTTCTTCTGTAGTTTCTTCGATCTCTTCAGACTCATTGGTTTGTTCGTCTAAGATTTCTTCTGCCACTTCTGTTTCTTCACTTGACTCGCTGGTCTGCACGTCTGTGAGTATATCATCTAAATTTATTTCCATGTTACCTCCTATTAGGATTGGTCTATCCTATCTAGTTTTATTATACAATAACGAACATTAATAGTCAATTAGACTGGAACGTTCGGTAATACGTCTTGTGTTGATGGTAACGATGGATCTTGTGCGTCTGTAACTGGTGCTACTGCTGCAGCTTTTTCTTTTAATCTCTTCAAAAGCTTTTGTCTGTTAGGAATCTTACCTTCAGGTTGTTCTTCTAACCACTCTACATGGTCTAATATGCCTGCTTGTAACATGCTATCTAGTGTTTGGATAAGATTGTTCTCTGACCAATAACTAGAGTCTCCTACCTCAATTACGGGCGGTTTGTACATCTTCTTAAGTTTAGCAAAATCATAAGTACCCAATACCATTTCGCCTTCTTCTTCGATTAATACCGGACGTTCACCATAAAGGTTTTCAGCCATATTCTTATAAATACGTGCGATACCTTCAACCCAATCATGGCTATTTAGCTTTGGTACTTCAATAGGAATAGCTGCTTGTGTAGATGCTGCTACAATAGAAGCTCCTGAAGCTTGTTCGGGGTTAACATTACCTGTGATTGCATCTGTTAACGATACTACATCTTTAATATAAGAATAAGCTAGATCAATCATAGCTATTACTTTATCACTCATATTACCAGGTGTTTTATACTTTCCTGCGTCATCAACTGATTGGCCTTGTTTAAGATCCAATCCAACTTGTGTAGATACATCTGCTGTAATTCCTTCAGGTAACACGTTAGTATCATAGAAGAACTTAGCAAAAGCAGTATCCATTGTGTGTTTCATTGCCATTGCAAAACCTTGATTAATAAATATCTGTGCAGGTACAACACCTTTAACGAACGTTTGACCGTGGTATGTATTCTTTTGTTCAATCCAGTTACCCAATTCACAAGGATACACATTAAAGCCCAATGGTCTATCTTTCCAAATGTAAGTATTCTCTGTACATTTTGTAGAGTAAACCCATTCTTCAGTAACCTCTTTAGTCATTGGCTCACCGTCTGAGTCTAACTCAGGGTTACCTTCTGCATCTAGTAAAGGTTCTTCTCTTGTTTCTTCTTTTTTATAGTAAGTTACAACCCAAGTGGCAGAACCGGTTTCTTTTCCATCATCTGAAAGTATAGGTTGTATCTCTTCGTCTCCAAAGTCTCCTATTTGTGTTTCGGTGTCTCCATCTTCAATAATAGTAGATGAGTCTTTATCACTCATAAACTGCTCGCGTTCATCGTTTAATACTGAAACAAACGATCTACCATCATATTGAATATACTTTTGTGGTTGTACTTCTCTGTCAGTAGGATCAGCTACATAGAAATTAGTTGCATCTATTAACGACATATCAATCTGGCCTATTTCATCACCGTAAGCACCGTCATAAGGCTTCTTATCGCTAAATGTAAGGTGTGCAATGTAATCCCCTGTGATAGTACCATCCTTTAACGCTTGTCTATACTCCTTAGAAAACTT